GAATCTCCCCTTTTTTAATATGTTCTTTAGATTGTTCTTTCATTGTATTAATAGAGGTATCATTTGATCGGGCTGCCCGATCATTTTTTTCCCCCTGCCCGATCATTTTTTTCGGTCTGCCCGTAAATATTTTACGGTCTGCCTGATAAGTTACTTTCCTCATGCGTCCATCGAATTCGATTTTTATGAAACCAAGCCCCTCAAGTTTTTTCAACGCTCTGGAAATCGTTGGTCTTGAAATCTTGTACTCTTCTTGAATGGTTTCGTTTGATTTATAGAAGCTCTTTCCGTCTCCAGTAAATGAATCGATTTCAGCTAGTAAAGCCTTTTCAATAAGTGAAAGGTCAGGGTTCAACCAAATATCTCGGTCGATCCATACCCCTTTGAATTCTCTGTCCATGTTTCAAATATTAAAAAAAAGAGGGAGTCATTCGACCCCCTCCCTTTCACATATCAACACCTCTTCAATGATTTCGGCGAAGGGAGCTCCGCAAGTTTTCGAGATTTCCGGGATGTGTTTAAGCATATTTCGCGGAGAACGGCTACACCAATTCGTAATGGTTCTCTGCGTTACATTGAGCGTCTCAGCCGCTTTATCGAGACTCTTGTAGTTCCTCAATAAAAACAATTTAATATTATTCATAACGTTCAAATGTATAGGCACCCCACAAAAACGATTTCTTCACCTTGACTCTTTTCTTCAAAGTTTCTTGTCGCTTTACTTCAGGCGTTTTCTGAATTGTTTCCTTTGGTTTGTAAGGGTTAGATCTTGGTAAATTATTCTCTTTCCTTAACCGGCTCACATATTGAGACGTGCACCCTATAAATTGAGCGGCGGTATTATTGTCCGCGTTTGGGTACGTTTCAAGGAATTCCTTCACTTGTTCCTTTACCGTTCTAGCTTCGTTCATTCTTGGAGCCTCTTTTATTTCTTCATCATTTTTCAGCCATCTCTGACCGTCAAAGACATATACCTTCCTCATTACTTTCCAGTGAGACTGCATACTTAAAAGAGTGCGTCCTTTGATTTTTTTGACTCCCATCCAACACACATTCCCCGAAGAGTACAGATTTTTATTTATTCGTGTTAAAAGGTCTTCTTCTTCTTGAGTCGTCCAACCAACCCGGGTGTTATACTGGCCCTTCATAGCTTCGACATTAAGGAATCACGAAGGTTCACCAGGTACTCCGCCCTTTCAAGTATCTTCTCATGATCGCTTTCTTCTTGAAGAGCTAGAGCGATAGCCCAAGAGGCCGTGATTCGTTTTGTTTTCTCTGGGTCTTCTTTATAATACCCGCCCGAACGGTTTTGACCCGGTTTCGTGAGCTTCATCTTATCTCCCCATTTAGTAGGAGTTATTTCATACTCTACCTCGTCGCCAACGTTCCAGCGGTCTTCGGTCTTTGCCGATACTTCTCCGCCCGATCCGTCTTCGAGTTCGATATTGAACTTATACAATAAGCCGACTTGGCTTTCATAAGTGCCATTTGCTTGAATGGTCTTGATTTTTGATTGTCCCATTTTATTTGGTTTTAGGGTTAATAGTTCTCGCTTGAATGATGGACTGTTTAAATTGGTTCCATATCCTATCGAATCGGGCTTCTTCGTCCGCTAGGTATTGAGTCCATTCGTTGAATGATTTTGCTGGGTTGACGTTTACGCTACTACGAACGCAAACCATTGTCCTTCCCAAGGGCTTTCTTTTTGAATTCTGCATTAATGTATCTGTTTAGGTTAATGATCGAGGATTGTACTTCGAAGAGGAGGCGGTCAATATCCTCCCCTTCGAATTCTTTTTGTGCCCAAGTCCAATACTTGAGAACGTCGTCTTTGATTTCATCCATTGAGTAAGTGTTGCTCTAGTTCCCAATCGATTTTATCCATGTTGACCTCAATAAAGGAGGGGTCTACTTCTGTGATGTCAATCACGTTTAAGCCGCTCACTATCCAAATTCTTTGAATTGAATAATCCGAAGGGCTCGGGGGCGTGTCGTAGGTTCCTGGTTCGCCTCCTATGATCTCGTAGTCGATTTCTAGGAAGACGTTACCGTCTAATTGAATTGAAAATTGTTCCATAGTTTGTTTGTTTAACGGTGCTAATGTAGAACAAAATTTCCAATTATAGAAACCTTCTTCCAAATTGTGAAAAAAAGAAGGAGGCCGTTAAGCCCCCTTCCCTGAAACAAACAAACAGAAACATGAATCAAGCTCCGCGATGCGGTTGGTATGATTCGAGCAGCAAGGTTACCCCGTTAGTTACGAAGATACGTCTTTTTTACTAGAACCGAAATAATAGTTTACCACTTGCCCGACGAGGGTTCCCTCTGCGAATCCTAGTATATGAAAAAATATTTCTTTGTCTTCGACTCCGTTCTTTGCCCAAACGACCATTGTAATTCCGATAAGCATAGCGGCAACCCCAACAAACGCTTGCATATAGTCGCGCTTTCCCGTCGCCTTCGTGACTTCTATCTCTCTATTCCTCGCGCTTTCTCTGTCGCGAATCACTAACTCTTCAAGCATAAGCCGCGCTCGTTTCTTTTCTTCTTCGCTTTCCGTCGAGCGGTCAATTAAAACGCCAAGGGCTTTGAGTATCTCACCCCCTGGGACTAGTTCCCCAACGGCTTCTAATACGTCCGGAGATTTCTCCCTAAACCATTGACCGAGCCTTGTGTCTTTTATCTTGTCTCTTAGTGGAGTTCGTGACATTGTATTTCGTATTCAGAGCCTTGCGGCTTTATTGTAAATTTCCATCCACCGAGGCGAGGAGTCGAGAAATTCTTTTCGACTTCCCAACCAATCGAGCGGTCTTTCTTTTTGTATGATCCCGTCTGTACTACGTGAACGGTTTCTTGTGCGTGATTGAAGTTATTAGTTAGATAGTCCCTCATCACGGGATGATACCATTTCTGGTGAGTATGTCCCCGCGCTATGATTCGCGCTTGAGGATAATCTTTCATGTCCAAGTCGATATTGAGAACGCCTTTCGAACGTCGAGAGTTGCCCCCCCAACCGTGATGGTAATGTAAAGGGTAACTCTTCCGGCGACCCTTTCCTTGAATATCGCACTTTAATATCACCCAGCCCGCATAATACCCCGCGACTATCTTCGCGCCCTTATCGTTTAAGATGCCGACCGTCCTTTGTATTGGATCGACTCCATGTCTCTTCGTGATATTGGTTTCGTGATTTCCTTGAGAGATAAGTTTGATCACGTCTTTATAGGGTTCGAGTTTCGAAGTACAGTCCTTTATGACCTCATCGATATAAGCCATGGCTTTGAGTTCCGGTCGAAGAGAATCATAATTCCCTCTTGGGTCTTCGCGCATATTCATTAAATCGTAAAGGTCACCAAGGATAAAGACAGCCGCGCCTTCTTCTTTAGCCATGTCGAGATGTTTGAAGAAGAGGCGACGGTCGCACTTAATTGAATCGAAGTGAACGTCAGAAAGGAGGTAGATACTTCTCACGTCTGCCGCCTTTTCAAACGACAAGGGTAGGACGTGGATGTCTCTGTCTTTTAATAGTAAGTCCATATAATATGCTGGCTTTTCTTTGGATGATCGTCAATATCGCAATGTATAAAGTTCTCACCAATACCAAGGCGAACTATACCAACGGTTAAGAGCGCATCCAATACAAGCCAACGTTCACGAGAATTTGAGACGCTTATATCCGCCGCAAGCCCTAAGAGGTGCGGAGAGTTCTTCGCCGTCTTGTATCCTCGTCGCGTCAAATTTGCGTGCCATTCTGGGGTACGAAATCCCGAACCTATACGGAAAGGAATTCCGGCAATGTCGCGGGCTTCATCTAGCAAGAGCAAGAAATCGCGATCCATCATCTCGCCCGATCCCGGCCTATCGGGAGAATCGAACTCATCCAAAGTAAAGTATCTCAATTTTAAATCTTTCATCTTTCGGCAAGCATTAATTCAATTTTATGGACGGCCTTAACGACCTCCTTCATCATGTCTTTGAGTTCGTCCTTGTCGGACTCTACTCGAATGATTCTTCCCTTGAGCTTTTCTATCTCACGGTTGAGGTTTACCCAGACCGCTACGATTGACAGTAGGCTTGGGAGAATGGTTAGTATTATTTCGGTCGAGCTCATCGAGGAACTTTTTCAACAAGGTTATGTTAGTCTTTCTATTTTTTCTCATCCAAAAAAGGCTCTTAAATCTACAAGGCGCGGGTATCTCGTTTGTCCTGAGATACTCATCCCGCTTTGGTAATAGTCGGCGGGTTGCGGTATCATATCGGCTCCCGTATTCGAAGAGTATTCAGGAAAGAGAGACGAGTTATTACAGAGATAGTCATAAAGGCGGTATGTATAGAATTGCGCGTTCTGTCGTGCTCGCTCAACCTCCCTATGTAAATCGTCAGGAGAGATCGAGGTCGTATCTTCTGACACACGAATAACCAAAGAGCCGTTATCCATCTTCACGTAAAGAGACGGGATAAGTTCAACCATCGTCCACCAAAGGCACGCCTTACGAACGTAGGAATCCATCAACGTCGCATAATCTCCTGTCAGGGTACCTCCTGAGATATCGCTCTTTAATTTGTTGAGTAAGTCCGTCCCCAAATAGAGTTGGATGTATTTGTCTTGTGCAAGGATGATAGAGGGCACGAGATACGAGTCTTCTATACTTCCGTTGATATTGGTGATCCGCTTTAGATAGTCGGGATTCACAAAGAGTACTTCTGCGGTGAGTGCCATTTATTGGGGATTTAAAAAGCCTTGGTTCGGCATATCTACGGGGCGGGTAGCTACGCGGCGGTCGTTTTCTTCGAGTCGCTTTGCATCGACTCCCGCCTCTCGAATGAGTTTTTTCGCTTGATTTACGGAGATACGTTCGTTATTTCTTCGGAGGTACGTTTGTCGCTTCCAGAAATGGCGGCATCGAGGCCCGCCTTTAAACAAAAAGAGGTCGTAAGTATCCGAACCATTCGGGCCGAAACCAGGGTTTACAGCACGTCCCGAAGCCGCTTCAATGTCTTCTTTTCTATATACGCGCTTCGAAGAAACCATCTTTTTACAAAACTCTCTTGAATCGCTTGAAGTCGTCTCGGGAGCGTAAGCGTAACGAACTTTAATAATCTCGGTATCTTGTTCCGATCCGGCTTGGGGTTTGGAACTCGGGACGCGGGCAAATGCCCACATCGCGTCGCGGGCTGTTTCGAGGTCGTAGTCGACTTCTACCTCGTCGATGAGTTCCCATTCTTCTCCCATCTCTTCCCCTACTTCTTCGAGGTAATTCATACAGCCGTCGAGGTTGATTTCTTCGCTCGATAAGGTAATCAACTGCGAAGGCAGTCCCGAAGCGTTTAGAAGCGTTTTAACGGCCTCCTCGACTACTTGCCTAGCTGGATTAATTACGTTACGTTCGAAGAGCTCTGAGGACTCCGCAAGCTCTCCTCCGCCTCCTAACTTACCCGGTACCGCTACCCCGAACATCTGAGGCGACGTGACACGGTGTCCGACCATAATCTTTGCCGTTACCTCTTCGCTTAAAAATTGGTATTGATTATGTGCGTCCGAAAGTTGGAACGGCTCGAAGTCGGGCTTCCTGTCGGGATCATCGGAATACGTAACGATGAACTTGCCCGCGTTGCTTGCTCCGCTCAACTGTCTCTCGATGTCCATCCGAATGCGGTTCCTTTCCTCTTCGGGCGGGATGCCGTTCTTAAAGTGAATCGAGAACGAAGGGCTCATCCCGTTCTGGATATTGTTAATGTGGTAAATCGAAATCTCTTTATCCAGTTCTATGTAGTTGATTGAACCGACATAATCCGGTTTTGGATAATAGAACGACCCAGGAGAGAACGGCTTTACATAGAGAATTTGAGTAGGATGGTCGATCTTCTTCTCTACGTTGAAAGAACATATCTCGACGGGCTCCTCTTTTCTATCTTCCCAGTCTTTCGAATAATAATAATACTCGACTTTCTCGTCTTCGTTACAGAAGCCCGAACGGATATTCTCAAATGGAAGGTGTGAGACGTTGGCGATAGTCGTCCGGTCGATACTCCAGTTCACTTCGAGGGCGAAGCCTCCTTGAATCTTAAAGTCGAGGCAAGCCTTTCTAAGCTCGTCATTCAAGTTCCATTGATCGAAAGCAAGGCGACCCTCTAAATCGGAAGCGTCGAAACCATCTCCAAATATCATCATGGCGATGGTCGTCGAGAGGGCGTTATGCGTTGCCGAAGAATGAAAGAGGTCGACGAGGTATTGAGGGAAGAGGTTGTCGTCTCCGTAATTTACGAAGCCCTGTGAGTTCGGTGTCTCCCTGTAAGACCGTTCCTCGTATTTATTCAGTTTTAGTATATCCATTATTCGTAGTAGATAATATTATCCGGTATCGTGATTTCTGGAATCGTGTAACCTGTCTCACCCGTAACGTTTAAAGAGCCCTCTTCAATCAATGCCACTACCGAAGCGTTCTCGGGGTCGAGGTTGGTCGTCGAGTTTTGACCCCATACTTTGTAGAAATAGAGTCCCGACTCTTCGAGCAAGATATGCCCGGCTGTCGGTTGGCTTACGTCGGTCTGAATGGAAATCTTTGTATAACGAGCGTTGTCGGTTGCCACGTCTGCGATGAAATAGTATTTCTCTTTCGAGGCCATGCTTTGAAAAAGAATGAGATAGTCGGTAAACGAATCGAAGTCTTTCTTCGCTTCTTGAAGCGTAAGATAGAAGAATTGTTCGCTTGAGCTGTTTGGAGTAAGTGTAATCATGTCAAAAAAGAAAAGGGAGGACTTTCGCCCTCCCCCGTCCTGTTAACCTAAAACCAAAAAGGAAAGAATTACGATCCGGCGGTGAACGTGATGTTACCTCCAGAAGTAGTAGTCAAGAAAGGAGCTGGGATTGCTTCTTCAGCGGTAAGTTGGATTTGATATCCGTTCATGTCGCCTTTAGCCGTTCCCGTTCCGATGGTGCCTCCCGTTGCTTCCGCTCCGGTAGTGTGTCCCATAATCATATAATTATCGTTATTATCTTGAACGATAACACACAAACGAGACTTCAAGAGATCATAGATTTCCGCACTATCGCCACCTGAGAGATTCGGTAAAGTCAACTCTACAACTTGAGAGAAGAACACTGTACCGTTCTCAACTGAAGCGGTGACTGTTTGTTGGAATGAACCTGAGTTCTTAGTCAATTCAAAACCATATACCGTGATAGCGGAAGCCGCGTCAGAAATAGCTCCAGAAGAAACAGAACCCCAATCAGCCGCGTCGAAGGACTTAATCCATACGCGCTTGATCCCTCCGATTTTATCCTTACAGGGAAACGCCCTGCCGTTAATAGTTATGCTACAAGCCATGTTTGAGAGGGTTTAAAGGGGAGGGATTTTAAGCCCCTCCCCGATTCAATTAGGATACGCGACGAACGACAGAGTAAGAATCGTGATCAACGATTGCAGTACCTCCGCTGAACTTCATGATAACTCGAGTAACGTCGTCACCAGTTACACCCATCAAGTTCAAGACAGCCGCTTCAATGTGATCTGTCAACAAGTCCGTTCCGAAGTACAAGTTCTCAGGTCGGCTCAACACCAAAGTATCGTCAGGCATACCCGCCGGAGTGATGATGTTATAACCCATAAAGCGAGAGACTAAGCCATCATTCAAGAATTGGATTTGATAAGTACCCGCTAGAGCTTGATAGTACAAGTGAGCAGACTTTCGGCTCATGTAGATTTTAGCTTCTGGGTCTCCTTTCAAAGCGTCAGGAGAAGTATTTACCAATGAAGTCAAGTTACCAATGATGCTTGAAGAATCGATTGCCGCTGTCAATTCCGTTTCATACGTTGGAGAAGCGTCGACAATCAACTTGCAAATACCGTTGAACAAAGTATGCGCGGCGGTTCCAGAACCCGAGCCGTCCGCGTCGTAATTACCTTGCCACAAGTTGTACTCTACTGATTCAGCAACACGAGCAGCGACGTATTGAGCCGCGTATGACTGGAAGTCGGCTGGAGAGTTAGAAGATTGTCCTCGCATTTGTTCAGCTTCCCAAGCAGTACGAAGGTCTTTGTTACAAATTTGCTCATTGACTTGAAGAGCAGTCGTAGTCAAAACCACGTCACTCAAAGTCATTTGACCAGACGAAGGAGTAGTAAATTCGCAAGTAGCGGCGGCGATTGCTGCGTCGTTAAACTTACGGAGGTTAGCTTTATAGCGGACGTTATCAAGAACGGACACGTAGTTGTTCGCGATAGTGTCGGCGGCTAAGATAGCCGGTGCAACGTAAGGGAGAGCTCGTTGCCCGACGTAATTTGAAGAAATAGTAGCGTTAGCCATTATTTAGAGAATTGATTTTGGATCGCGGCAACGCGTTCCTTAGTTGATAATTTTGATAAATCCACTTTAGGCTGTGGGGTCATTTTCGGAGCGCGTGAGATGCTTGGTGTAGCTTGCTTGCTCAACTCCGTAATTTTTGCGTCTCGCTTCGCGATTTGTGAAGAGAATTCTTTCTTCGCTTCGGCTACCGCTTTAGCAATTAAAGAAACGACTTCTTCACGGCTCATTGCCACCTCCTCGACCACTTCAGCGACGGGGGCTTCTTCTACCGCTTCCGCTTCTGGTTCTTTGATTTCAGTGATCAAGCCTTCAGCGACTACGAACACAACGCCGTCGGCGAGTGTGTAATCTCCATCAGGGAGAGGGATTTGTTCGCCTTCGTCATTTACTACGAAGACAGCAACACCGACCGCGAAGGCTTCCGCGTCGGTTGAGATTTCTTGACCGCTGTCGAGGGTAGCGGTTGCCATTTTTACCTCCTTTTCTTCGTCCTTCTTTTCTTCCACCTCGAGGGCTACGGAATACTCAGCGAACAAGTCGGAGATGCGTTGTTTTAAACTCATTTTAAAAAGGGATTTGCTGT